TGGTGATTCGAATCTCGATATTTTTTTAGTCACAGCTTACAACAATTGACTTTATTTAGACCAAAATGAGAAAAGCCAAAGTAGAACTCACTTACGACAAAGTTAGGCATAAATATAAGAAAACAAGCATAGGAAAGCGTAAAATTAAGACTTCTACCATGAATAAACACAAAAGAAGGCGAATTGGTAAGAAATTAGGTGGTAAATAACAAATGACACAACCTTTACAACAACAAACTACACCAACCTACTATTTTATTAAGAAAAACAAACAACAACAGATCATTGGTGGTAGAAATGGCTAATCAACAAGAAGTGGGTGAACACCTATCGCTTACTAAACAATATGTATCTAACCTAGTATCGCAAGGCATACTACCTAAAGGCATTGGTAGAGGTGGCATGGATGTTGATGCTTGTCGTAAAGCTTATATTGATTATCTAAGACAAAGAGCCAGATTACATTTAAAAGATGTGCCTAACGATATCAACGAAGAAAAATTAAGACTTACTAAGAATCAAGCAGACCATAAAGAAATTGAAGTTGCAGTTTTGTCTAATAAATTAGTACACGCAGAAGATGTCATTGATACTTGGCAAAACTTTATTGCAAATTGTCGTTCTAAACTATTAAATATACCTGCAAAGGTCACACATCAAGTATTAGGTTTAAAATCTTATGCTGAAGTAGAAGATTTAATTACAAATGAGGTACATGAAGCTTTAAATGAACTCGCAAACACAGGACTTCCAGAAAACACTACAGATAATCTGGAAGCAGTCGATACAGACATTCAAGCCACCAAAGAAACTTAATGTTTCTGAATGGGCAGATTCACATAGAGTTTTAACATCTGAATCTTCAGCAGAAGCAGGACAATGGAAAACTAGTCGTGCTGAATATCAGCGTGGAATGATGGATGCCTTGAATGACAGAGATATTGAAAGCATTGTCATCATGTCATCAGCACAAGTTGGCAAAACTGAAATACTTTTGAACATTCTTGGTTATCATATTGCACACGATCCCGCACCAATGTTAGTTGTTATGCCTACATTAGAAATGGCTAGAGCATTTTCTACACAAAGATTATCTAAAATGATAACAGCTTCAGATGCCTTAAAAGGCAAAGTTAAAGATTCTAAAAGTAGAGATAGTGGCAACACCATACTATCCAAATCTTTTGGTGGTGGTTTTGTAGTTATTTCTGGTTCTAATTCACCTGCATCATTATCATCAAGACCTTGTAGAATTGTTTTATTAGATGAAGTGGATAGATATCAACCAACGCCTGAAGGTGATCCTGTAGATTTAGCAAGAAAAAGAACTGCAACATTTTGGAATCGTAAAATCATTATGACATCAACACCAACGATAGATGGCATGAGTAGAATACAAGATGCTTGGAATACATCAGATCAAAGAAAATATCATGTGCCATGTCCACATTGTAAAACCTATCAACATTTAGAATGGTCAAATATAAAATGGTCAGAAGATTTAAAAAATGTTAATTATGTTTGCAAAGGTTGTGGAGTTTTAATTGATGAATCAGATAAACCTTACATGATACAAAATGGCAAATGGGTACAAGAAGGCAATAAAAGCAATGTTGCAGGTTTTCATCTAAACGAACTATATTCTTCTTGGCGTACTTGGAAAGAAATCGTGGAATCTTTTTTGATTGCTAAAAACAATCCAGAACAGTTGCGAGTTTGGGTTAATACATCATTAGGAGAATGTTTTGCAGAAAAAGGTGAAGAAATAGAATCAGATGGTTTATTAAATCGTAGAGAAAATTATGATGCAGATTCAATACCAGAAAAAGTATTGGTTCTCAGTTGTGGTGTTGATTGTCAGTCCGATAGATTAGAAGCACAAGTTGTCGGTTTCAGTGCTGACAATCAGATCTATGTCATAGACTATAAAATCATTTGGGGTGATCCTAATCAGTTAGAAGTTTGGCAAGAATTAGACGAATACTTATTATCCAACTTTACCAAAGAAAATAATCAAAAGATTAAAATAGCCATAACTTGTATTGATTCTGGTTATGCTACACAAAGCGTTTATGGTTTTGTAAAACAACGACAAGGCAGACGAGTGTTTGCTGTTAAAGGTCAAAGTATTAGTGGTAAACCTATTGCTAATCGACCAACACAATCAGGAAAGCAAAGAGTAAGTTTATATCCAATTGGAACTGATACTGCTAAAGATACTTTGTTTAGTTGGTTGAATGTTGAAGAAGAAGATTCAGGTGGTTATATTCATTTTCCTGCAACAGTCGATGAAGAATATTTTAAACAACTAACAGCAGAAAAAAGAATTGTTAAGTTTTATCGTGGTCAAAAGAAATTGGTTTGGAAACAAACAAGGGAAAGGAATGAAGCATTAGATAATTTTGTTTATGCACTTGCAGGTTATTACATCTTATCGCCAAACATGAATAAAATTAAAAACAAAAAAGAAACCACAGAAGAACAACCAGAACAAAAACAAAAAAGGAATACACTCCTGAATCGCAGACGAAGAAATAATTGGGTAAATAATTGGTAAAAAAAAAGCCACCTGAATAGGTGGCTTCTTTTTAAAATCAAGAATTAGTTATTTGATACCTTTAGCAAACTCTTTAAGAAAAACAGGTGCTAAATGCCCTAAGTTTCTTTTAAGAATAAGTGCCATGTGTTTAGCTTGTAATTCTTGCTCATATTCAGAAACATCAAAATCCATAGAAATTTCCATCTCTATCTTATCTTCTTTTTTTGCGTGATGAAAAACAGCAAAACCATAATTGATATTGTAGTCCCATATTTTATCCCACAAAGTTTTTTCTTTTTTTGTTGGTTTGTTAGTCATAATTTTCTCCTTTTTTATAAATTATACCTATTATATTAATGATTTTTCAGATAATTACAACTATTATTTGCAAATAAATTAAATTAATTTTATTTACCTTTTAATGATAAAATGCTTTTTAATTCTATCTTTTTAGAAGAAATTTTTGTATTTATAGTATGTCCAACGCATTTGACAGAACCAATTATCCAACGCAAGAACCAGACACTATTGTTGTAGGTGATAGATTATTGTGGCGTAGAGATGATTTAGCTGATACTTATCCAACATCTGCTTATGCTCTTACTTATGAATTTCATGAAGATAGTGGTGGTGGTGGCTCACATAAGTTTGATATCACAGCAACAGAAGCTGATGATACTTATTTCGTTGAAGTGGCATCATCAACTACAGCTAGTTATGCTGATGGCGATTTTATCTGGAACGCATTTATTACTAGGACTTCTGATTCACAAAGAATAAGAGTTGATACAGGCAGAACTACAGTAGTTAAAAATTTAGCTAATACCAATGCTGATTTAAGAAGTCACGCAAAAAAATGTTTAGATAATATTGAAGCTGTTTTAGAAAATCGTGCTTCAGTAGATCAATCATCTTTTTCTATTGCAGGTCGTTCTCTTTCAAGAATGTCTGTAGATGAATTACTAACTTTTAGAGATAGATACAAAGCAGAATACTTACAAGAAATAAAAGCAGCCAGAATCAAAAACAAACAAAGGTCTGGCAACACAATAGAGGTGAAATTCTAATGGCTTGGTATGACAGATTTCAAAGAAAACCAAAAAGAAGAAAAGTACCACATATAAGAAAATATCAAGGTGCTAACACAGGGAGATTATTCGCTGATTTTTTACAAACTTCTACATCTGCTGATGAAGAAATTAAAAATAATTTAAGATTACTTAGAGATAGATCAAGAGATTTAGCAAGAAATGACAGCTATGTGCAAAGATATTTAAACCTAATGCAATCTAATGTCATTGGTAATAATGGTATTAGATTATCAATGAAAGCAAGAAATGATGATGGCTCTTTAGATTTAGTAGCAAACAGAATTATTGAAGAAAAATGGCGACAATGGTGTCGCTTGGGTTCATGTACTACTAATGGCAGACTTACTTTTATAGACTGTCAAAAATTATTTATTGAATCTTTAGCAAGAGATGGTGAGGTTTTAATTCGCCATGTTAGTACACAAGACTCTGAATTTGGTTATCAGATAGAATTTTTAGAAGCTGACCATTTAGACGAAACAAAAAACGACAATACTGTTAATAAAAACAAAGTCAAAATGGGTGTTGAAATAAATGACTTTGGTAAACCTGTAGCTTATTACTTATTTAAAAGCCATCCTTTTGATAATCAGTTTCAAGCAGGGCAAAAACATTTACGAATCGCTGCTGATAAATTAATTCACGCATATATTCCAAACAGACCAGAACAAAACAGAGGTGTGCCATTTACTTCATCTGCTATGGCGAACATAAAATTATTAAATGGCTATTTAGAAGCAGAAATAGTGGCAGCTAGAACAGCAGCAAGTAAGATGGGATTTTTTACAAGTCCAGATGGTGATTCATATGTGGGTGATGGCGAAGATGAAGAATATGTGCCAATAATGAACGCAGAAGCAGGTACTTTTGAACAATTACCTTCTGGTATGGATTTCAAGTCTTTTGATCCAGACCATCCAACATCTGCTTTTGAATCATTTAGCACACAAGTTTTAAGAAGTATTGCATCAGGTTTAAACATCTCATACCACGCTTTAACCAATGACCTTAGTTCTGTAAATTACAGTTCTTTAAGAGCAGGTGCATTAGAAGATAGGGAGATGTACAGACTTTACCAAAGATTCACCATAGACCATTTCGTTAGACCTGTATTTGAAAAGTGGCTTGAAATGTCAATATCAAGTGGTGCTATCTCAACATCTCCAAGTACCAACCAACCTTTGCCAATGAGCAGATACGATAAGTTTGCTAATTCTGCAAACTTTATACCAAGAAGTTTTTCTTGGGTTGATCCACAAAAAGAAATGATGGCTTCAATAAGTGGTATGCAATCAGGTCTAGTCACTTTTCAAGATGTTCAAGCAAACTATGGCAGAGATGTTGAGGAGTTATTCGAGCAACACGAAAGAGAACAAAAACTTTCAGAACAGTATGGTATTAAAACAGCATTTCAACCTTTTGGTATGAAGATGCCTGTTGAAGCTGATATACAGGGTGGCGAAGAAGATGGCTAAACCAACAGAAGGCATGAAAGTCGAGGCAGAAAAAGGTCTAGATTGGCGTGAAGAATTTGGTCGTGGTGGCACTAGAATTGGTGCTGTTAGAGCCAGACAAATAGTTGCAGGAGAAAATTTATCAGATGACACCATTAAAAGAATGTATAGTTTTTTTAGTCGCCATGAAGTAGATAAACAAGCAGAGGGTTTTTCATCTGGCGAAGATGGTTATCCTTCTAATGGTAGAATAGCTTGGGCGTTATGGGGTGGTGATGCAGGTTTTACTTGGTCAAAACGCTTGGTTGAAAAAATGAAGAAAGAAGAAGAAAACAGAGCAGTCACAGGTAAAGCTTTAACTATGATAGAAAACAAAGTAGAAGAACATAACGAAGAAGTAGGCGATGTAAAATCTAAAAGAACTACTGTCGGAGTTTTATCAAAAGTTTATGAAAGAGGGATTGGTTATAAAACCAATCCAGCTTCTGTAAGACCTTCAGTAAGTAGTCCTGAACAATGGGCAGCAGCTAGAATTAAAAGCTACTTGTATGCCTTGCGTAATGGTCGCTTTCGTTCAGGAAAGCATGACACAGACTTATTACCTGAAGGGCATCCTTTATCAACCAAAAACAAAGAGGATAAATCTATGGAATATAAAGAAGATAGACATATCCTTAATGTAGAGGAAACAGAAGATACTTATGTAGTATCTTTTGCGAAGCATGAGGATATGATGGAAGATATGAAAGATGATGACAAAGAAATGGAATCACGACCATATCACGATGAAGAAGAAGATGAAGATGAAAAAGAAAGGTCAGAAGAAAGCGATATTGTCTATCGCGCAATAGACTTATCTAGGGCATCTTACATTGATGAAGAAAAAAGACGAGTGAGAATAGGCGTATCTAGCGAAGAACCTGTTGAAAGGGATTTTGGCATGGAGATTATTTCTCATTCTGAAGATGACATTGACACTAGCTTTATTGGTAGTGGCAGGTCACCTTTACTCTTAGATCACGACATGAAAAAACAGATTGGTGTGGTCGAAAGATATGAAATTGATTCTGCAACAAAAAGCGCAAAGGCAATAGTTCGTTTTGGTCGAAGTGAACTTGCAGAAGAAATATATCAAGATGTCAGAGATGGTATTCGTCAAAATATCAGCGTTGGCTATAAGATAAATGGTATGGAACGAATGAAAGAAATGAAAGATGATAGACCTATGTTTAGAGTTAAAACAACTCCACTTGAAGTGAGTGTTGTTTCAATTCCAGCAGATTCTTCATCTGAAGTTGGAGTAGGTCGTTCTCAAGATAAACAAACTAATTTAAAGGTTAAACAAATGACTGAAGAAGTTAAACAAGAAATAAACCTTGATGAAGTTAGAGAACAAACTGTTGTGGAAGCTAAAGCAGAATTTCAAAGAAATTCAAAAGAAATTATGGATTTAGCTGCTAAACACAACAAGCGTGATTTAGCTGACAAGGCAATTCAAGATGGCGTGTCAGTAGAAGAATTTAGAGGAGTGTTATTAGAAAATATAGCTGATGACAAACCTTTAGAAACTGCTGAAATTGGCATGACTAAAAAGGAAGTGCGTAAATTCTCTGTAATGAAAGCTATTAATGCTTTAGCTAATCCTACAGACAGAAAAGCACAAAGGGACGCTGAATTTGAATTTGAATGTTCAGAAGAAGCTGCAAAACACTATGGCAGAACTGCACAAGGCATAATGCTACCACCTGAAGTTTTAAGTAATTGGAACACTAGGGACATGAACGCATCTGACGATGCAGGTATCATTGGTCAGGATTTTAGAGCAGGTAGTTTTATCGATGCTTTAAGAAACGCATCTGCTGTAATGCCATTAGCAACTAATCTAAATGGTCTTTCTGGTGATGTGAAAATCCCTAAGAAAACTGCTGCAAGTACAGCTGCATTTATTAGTTCTGAAGGTGGTGCTGCTGGTGAAAGCGAAATGACTATTGGTTCTGTGACTATGACACCTAAAACTTGTGGTGCTTTCACAGATGTCACTAGACAATTAATGATTCAATCATCTTTAGATGTTGAGAATCTAATTCGTGATGACTTAGCACAATCAATGGCAATTGCTATCGATGACGCTGCTTTAGAAGGTAGCGGCTCAAGCGGCAATCCAACAGGTATTACTAATACTTCTGGAATTAATACTGTTTCTCTAAGTAGTGCTGCTGCACCAACTTTTGCAGAAATGGTTTCTATTGAAACTGCTGTAGCAGTAGATAATGCTCTTTTAGGCGACTTAGCTTATATCATTAATCCTACTAACTATGGTACTTTGAAAACAACTGCTAAAGCATCTAACACAGCAGAGTTTGTCGCTGTTGATGGTGTGGTGAATGGCTATCCTGTAGTGCGTTCTTCACAACTAACTGCAAACAACTATGTTTTTGGAAACTTTAATGATTTACTCATCGGTTTCTTTGGCGGCTTAGACCTAACTGTTGATCCTTATACTAACTCTACTTCTGGTACAGTTAGAATTGTGGCTCTGCAATCAGTCGATGTCGCAGTTAGACACGCAGTTTCATTCTGCAACGCATCTTAATAGATGGTTTTAACAACTGAAAAAGCAGGTGGGTTAATCCCACCTGCCTTTTCTAAAAAGGATAAAAATATGAAATATTTAATAACTAAAGATACTATGGCAAATGGCGAAAAAGTTTTTGCAGGTGATGTAGTAGAACTTTCAGTTGATGAAGGTACTGTTCTTGTTAATTATGGCAAAGCAGAAATATCTACAGGCAAACCAACAGAAACAAAAGACAGAAGTGTAGGTCTTAAAAAATCTGACAAGCCAAAATTGACAAGGCGTAAAAGCAAAGATGTCACTTGAGTTTGATGCAGATTTCGATGGATATTTTGATTCATCCTATGGGCATGGCGTTTCTGCCACCTATACAGTTAGTGGTGGTTCTGCTGCTACTATCAAAGTCATCTTAGAAGATGAATATTTATCTGTGGATGGCTTGTCTGTTGGTGTTGAAAGCAGTACGCCTGTTGCCTATTGTAAAACTAAGGATGTTTCTTCAGCAGGACATGGTGACACTTTAGCTTTTGCTGCTATGACTGATTTAGATGGTAATACCATAAAAGGTGCAAAAACTTATAGCGTTGTAAATGTCCAACCTGATAACACAGGTATTACAGCATTAATTTTACAAGAACAATAATGGCTAATCACATAAGACAACAAATAAGAGAAAGAGTTGGTACGACCTTAACAGGTTTGACAACTACAGGATCTAATGTTTTTCAAAGCAGAGTTTATAATTTACAAGATGCTAAATTACCTGCAATCATAATTTACACAAGGTCTGAGGATTCAGAACTACTAGAAATGGGTTCAACGAGAACTTTACAAAGGAACTTATCTCTAGTGGTTGAAGCTTATGTAAAAGCAAACAGCAATTATGATGACACAATAGATACTATCGCAAAAGAAGTAGAAGCAGCTATGGGTGCTGATGTCACACACAATTCATTAGCTAGAGATTCTTTCCTAGATTCAACAGAAATAAATTATAATGGCGAAGGTGACCAACCTATTGCAGTTATGACAATGGTATATAATATAGGTTATCAAACTACAGAAGTGGCAGCAGATGTCGCTTTATAGAGGATTTTTATTATGGATAAAAATGTAATGGTTTCTCCAGATGGCAAGTCAAAAATTACTGTTTTTGATGCTGATGTAGAAAACCTTAAAGCAAATGGGTGGGTTCTCGAAGGAGAATCTAAAACTAAAACTAAAACTAAAACAGAGGTTGAATAATGGCGACATTCACAGGCAAACAAGGTGTTGTGCAAACAGGTTCAAACGCTTTAGCAGAAGTTAGGTCTTACAGTATTTCCCAAACAGGAGAAACTACAGAATCTACTTCTATGGGCGATTCAGCAAAATCTTTTGAATCTACTTTGACAGAGTTTTCTGGATCAATAGATTTATTTTTTGATGACACAGATACAAGTGGGCAAGTGTCTTTGACAATAGGTTCATCTTTTACTTTGAATCTTGCACCAGAAGGAAGTGGTTCAGGAGCATATAAGTTATCAGGTTCGGCTATCGTCACAGATAAGACAATAACTGCTGCACACGATGGACTTGTAGAAATGACTATTGGTTTTCAAGGTACAGGTGCATTGACTATTGGAACTTATTAATGACTAGGGCAATAGATAATGTTGTTGCTCATTTCGATTCCCAAGAAATAAAAAAAATTGAGGTATCGGAATGGGGAACAGATGAAAAACCTTTAGAAATTTTTACAAAACCTTTAACGCTGCAAGAATCAAAAAAACTTTACAGAATGGCTAACAGTTCTGATTTAGAAGTTATGGTTTATGCAATTATTACTAAATCTTTAGATGCAGATGGTGAAAAGATATTTACTCTTGCAGACAAAGAAAAACTAATGAATAAAGCAGATGTAGCTGTGATCTCAAAGGTTGCAACAGAAATTTTAGGTGCTGTATCTCCTGAAGAAGCACAGGAAAAGTAAAAGCCGATTCTGAGTTATTTGCTTCGTTTGCTCTTGCAGACAGACTCGGCATGACAGTTGAACAGCTTGAAAAGAGCATGACAGTTCAAGAGTTTGTTTATTGGATGGTTTATTTAGAAGAAGTGAATAAAAGGATGCAAAAAGATGGGTAATTTAGGCAAATTAAATATTGTCATATCTGCTGTTAATAAAACTAAAGGGGTTTTTTCATCAGTAAGTTCAGGATTAAAATCTATAAAAAACAAAGCAACTAGTGCAGTAAAAATATTTGCAAAATTTTCTGCTGTTATTGGTGGTGTTGCGTTTGCAGTTGCAGCTTTAGTAAAAAGAAATACAGATGCAATAGATAAAGTACAAAAGGTTTCAGATAAACTTGGCATACAAGTCGAACTCTTACAAAAATTAAGGTTTGCAGCAGACCAAACAGGCATAGCACAAACAACTTTAGATATGGCTATGCAGAGGTTTATTAGGAGAGTTGGCGAAGCACAAAAAGGCACAGGTGAAGCACAAGGTGCTTTAGCAGAATTAGGAATACAGTTAAAAAAATCAGATGGTTCTTTTAGAAGTACACAAGAAATTTTGTTTGATGTTGCTGATGGATTACATAATGCAAAAGATAGTTCAACACAATTAAGACTAGCTTTTAAATTTTTTGATTCAGAAGGTGCAGCACTTGTTAATACTCTTAAAGGTGGCTCAGCTTCTCTTAAAGAAATGTTTACTGAGGCAGAAGCTTTAGGGATTATAATTAATTCTAAAACAACAAAAGCAGCAGCAAAATTTAAAGATGAAACAGGCAAACTAACAAGTCAAATTGATACATTACAAAAGTTATTTACTATGGCTTTTGTACCTGCTCTAACAGCTGCAACTACAAAAATTTCTAACTTTTTCAAAAAAATTGCTTCAGAAGAAGGTGGTGTTGAAAAATTTACAAAAGATTTTGCTATTGGAATAATCGATGGACTCATATCTGCTATGAGTGGATTGGATGCTTTTTTAAGTTTTTTTACTAATACTTTTGGCACTATTGGCGATTTGATTACAGTTTTAAAAATACAGTTTTATAAACTTTCTGCTATTTTTGAGGAAACCATGCACTCTTTATCTTTTGGTTTTTCAGGTTCATTAGAAACCGCAGAAGAATACAAACAAAAAATTATAGAACTGCAAAATGAATTTAACAAACCACCACAAAAAGGTTTATTAGAAACTTCTGTTGGTTTATTAGAAAAAATTAAAGAGAAAATGTTAGAAACTACGCCTGTTATATCTGAAGGTTTAAAAACAGGAGAAAACGCGGTTGTAAGTTTTCAAGAAAAATTAAAGATTTTTGCAGGACAAGTAAACGAACCATTAAAAGCTTTTGAGATGAAGTTTAAATCAACAGGAGAAATGATTGGAGATACTATAACTAAATCAATGCAAACATTTGAAAACACATTGGTAGATGGTTTAATGAGTGGTAAATTCGCATTTAAAGATTTTGCTAATTTTGTAATGAAAGAACTTGTAAGGATTGCAGTAAAAAAATTAATAATTGATAAAATCACAGGCGGTTTTACAACTTTTTTTGGCGGATTAGGTAAAGAAAGAGGTGGTACTGTCACAGCAAACAAGCCATATATAGTCGGTGAAGCTGGTGCAGAATTATTTGTACCAAATAAAACAGGCACAATAGTATCTAATAAAAATCTAGGAATGGGTTCTAGTGGTGCAGGAATGGGTGTCAATATAACTTATAACATTCAAGCTTTTGATTCAAAAGACACACTAGCTGCAATCACAGAAAATGCACCAACAATTTCTGCAATTATTGAACAACAGTTTAATCGCAGAGGTAGGAGAGGTTTTGTATCGTGAGTGGCACATTCCCAACATCACCTGCTGCAAGTAGCGTAAATATAAGATCAATAGAGCCAACACTTGTTTCGGTCACACAGAATTT